CCTCCTACAGGTCCCATTGCTTTGAATGGTTTACCTATGTTAGGTCCATAATTTCCTCTTTTTTTTCTTGGTGTATCAACCGCACCGCCTTTTGCTTTCTTTTTAGGCTTCTTAACTACTCCACGACCCATTAAAATATCTTTCATTGTAATTTTACCATCACCACTTAGATCAGGAAAACCACCTTTCTTTAATCCTTGTGCTTTTAATCTTTTTGTTGCTTCCATAAGACCGCCTCCTTTTACGTTAACAGCTTTAAAACCACCAGCAACTTGACCCATATTTGGTTTTTCACCTTTTTTTACAGGTACATCAGGTAAAAGTTTTGGTTCTTCTAGTTTAGGTTTAATTTTTCCAGAAGCAATAGGATCTTTTATTTTAGGTGGTCTAAACTGCTTTGGTAGTTTTGTTGCTTTATCTTTTTTCTTAGGATTTTTCTTTGGCTTTGGTCCACCCGCAGGTCCTGTCTTTTTTTTCTTTTTATTAGTTACTGGTAACGGAACTGTAATTTTAAACGGCGGTGCCGATGGTGATTTAGGTGGTGTAGTTTTTTTTGCCATTAGTGTTTTGTCGGTTTAATTAAGTTTAGTAGATCATAACCACTATGATCCATTAAATTTTGAACTTCATCAGGGTTAAAGTGTTTTTGATATATAACTTTTGCAACACCCATCATAGCTCCAGCTAAAAGTATACTATCTTGATCACTTTGACTAGAATTTTCTGCAAATTCCATCAAAGAATCAAAATATTTTGCTAATTTAAGTTCTGCCTCGATCATTTTGTTTGTCTAAATTTACATTTGCACGTAATTGAGCAATATCTTCATTAGAATCTATCTTATCTTGTGCAATTTTTGCTTGTTGATCAAGTTTTGCACCTTCTAAGTCTAATTTTGACTGATCATTTTGTGCTTTTCGTTGAATTTCTTGTGCTCTTAGCTGTAATTCTTGCTCTTTTAACCCAATTAGTGGATCTTGACCTTGACCAGCCATAGCTTGTTGCTCTTCGACAAACATTTCTTCAATAAATTCTGTTGCTTTTACTGAAACTTGCTTTTCTATCTCTGCTTGGAACTGTTGCTGTAGCTCTGGAGGTATTTGTCCACCAAATTTTTGTGCTTCAGCCTGTATTACTTCAGCATTTTCAGCTTCAACAATCTCTCTTGCAAGTAATGATATGTGCTCCATAATATGTGATTGCAATATAGTCGTAGCCTGTGGGTTTGCACGCACTAAAATAGATGACATAAAGGTCCTATGAGCATCAATATGTGATTGATGATCTTGACCACGAAATGCATAAATCTTTTTTGCCAACAAAGAGTCAGCATTTTCAATAGCTGGGTCTCTTGGTGCAGGAGATTTTGGTGGTGGTAGTATTGCGTCAATATCTTTTACACCTAATGATTGATACATTCTTTTATAAGCCTCATACAAATTATGAGATTGTGGATCTGACTGAGCCATTTGTAATTGTGTCTGAGCCAAGGTAACACGTTGAGACATGGAAAAAATATTAGGATCTGAAACAGGCATGATGTCAACACGCTCATCAAAATCAGAAGTCTTGATACTCGGCACTGCATTATCACCAACTTCATAAGGGTATCTTGGTGCAGTAAAATCTTTGAAAATTTTTGCTAATAAATTAAATTCTATCTTTTGTGCGTAGTGTAATCTTTTATGTATTGCACTCATTACTCTAGACCCACGTTCAATCAACGCCATTGTTGTGCCTACAGGGGCATTAGCTGCAACACTATCACCAATTTTTTGATCAGCTATTGCTGCAAACCTTTGACCAGCTTGAACAACAAAACCTAACAATTGAAACAATGTTGCGTCTGCGCCTTTGTAAGGCAAAGGCATAAGGCCTGCACGTAAATCACCACTTGGTGCGTCTACATCTCTAAACTCGCCAGGTTGAATCGGATTATCATCATCACGTATTCTAAGACCTCTTGCTTTAAAACCTGCAGGTAAGTTTGCTAAAGTTCCAGCATCTAGTAGTTGTCTTAATGCTGCTGTAGCAGTTCTAGATAAACCACCAAGCATATGTATTAAACCATAACCATAAAAGCCTAGACCTGGTAAGAATTTGTAATGAACAAAATATTGTTTTTTCTTTTTAAGATTATCCATTTCTTCATAGTTTCTATAGATTGATAAAATTTTTTGTGACCCTTCATCTATTGTTACGATGTAAGGAAGTTTAATGCCGTCAGGATCTTCAAAACCTTGAATGTCTAATTCACAATGTATTTCTAACAAAGTGTAGTTATCATTACTGTAAGAGCTGCCTGTTTGTTTAACACCATCTAATTTATTTACTGCATCTCTAATTTGACTATTTTCGTCATCAGCGGTTTCTTTAATATCAACATCTCGGTACATGCCTGATACTTGTAATTTTCTAATTTCGTTTTCATTACGTCTTAAAACGTGTGTAACTCTTTCTGCTGTAGCTAAGTCTGTAGATGTGTATGGCACAACTAAATCATCACTAGGTATAAATTTAGATACAGCTCTATCTAATGTTGAATCAAAATATATTTTCTTAAATGCTGAACCTGATAATGGTAAATAAAATAACATTTGATCTAAATCAGGATCAAAATCTTCCATGACGTGCATAAGTTGGTAGTTCATAAACTCCTGCACACGTTGTGCCTGTTGTTCTTTTTGTGGTGTTGATTTACCAATAATCTGCGTTCTTACAGGGCCGTTGGCTGGTAGCAATTCTTTATATGCTTGTGCTTGAAATTGAGTTACTGTTTCAGATAATAAAGGGTGTGTTACACCACTTGCGCCCTGAAACGGTTGGGATCTGTCTTCATAATTAAATCCTAAAAGTTTGAGACCTTTGGCGTATGCATCGTGCCACTCTTCTCTTGAAGATTTATCTTCTTTGTAATCGCCGATTAAATCTGATGATATGTCATTTAATATCTCTTCATCTATCAATTCTGCTAAGTTAGAATCAAATTGATTTTCTGGTGCCACTTCAATAGGGTTAATTATTGCACCACCGTCTTCTGTCATTTCTACACCCTCAATACTTAAATCAGGTGTATCTATTGTCACCGATTCTACCTCTACATCTGCAGAGGGAACTCCTGTAATTCTTCTATCTACTACCATTATACCTCAAATATATCTTCTAATTGTACTAAACCACCCATAGCTTTGTGTGTTTTGTATGGTTCTAGCATTTCTTTAGTGATCTTGATAGCAAAAACTGGAGTCGTTGATCCCTCATCTGGAACTCGCATTCTTTCTACTCTATAGTTTGGATTTCTCTCTAAAACTAAATTAGCCTGTCGTTCGTCTGTAAGAGTGGCTACCATGTTTCCGTTTTGATCTGTAATTTTAAATACATCATCACCACCTGCTCTAGTTTGCACAGGCATTATCACTACTTCAGAATTATTTTCTTTAGCTTGTTTCTTTAATATTTTTTCTAACGTGCTTGTATAATGCTTACCTGATTCATCAACAGCTTTAGGTCCTCCGTAAAATTCTGCCATACCAATACCTTTAAATCTTGAAGCACCAAAAGTGCCTTCATCTTTAAATTGTTGTATTCTCCTTGCCTTGTCTTCTGCTCTATCTGCAGCAGGAGTTGCCGTATCACCTACAAAACTATATCTTTTGCTTACAAGTCTAGATGGTGTAATCGCATAATACTCTGGTGCGTCTGCTTCTTTTAATACAAATTTTCTGTAAGCTAATTCGTACAAGTTAGATTTTACAATTGCATCTGCCCACTCGTCTCTGTTTTTAAATGGTAGATCAGGAAATAATTTATCAACAGTTTGCGAATCGATTTCTATTATTTCGTTAAGCAAAGAATTTATATTGTCATTTAACAATGTTTGTAGCTCATTAATATTTGCCTGTGAGATTTCTCTGGTGTCTATGTAATCTCTTACAATCTCATCCACTCTTTCATCAAGGCCTCTTATCTTTTCCCCAATTCTTGCTGCTTCTTCTTCAGTTTTTTCTAAAGGTCTAAACACAGTTTTGTTTTTTTCAAAAAAATCTACGACTTGTCTAGCTTGTCTATTGAGACCCTCTATTGTTGTGCCTTCACCCTCTTCTTGTATTTTACGTAAAGCAGCAGCCAGCTGTTGTTTTCTCTCGGTAGCTTTCTGCATAATGTCTGATTGCATCTCATCAACAAATGCTACTTTTACTACTCCACTTGTATCAACAGTCGATCCTTTTGCTATCTCTGTATCTATATCTCTTACTTTGACTATAAGCTCGTCTATCTGATCTAACAAACCTGGGCTTATCTCATTTAATGTATCACCATATTGAGTCATAATCTGCTCCAGTGACAATTCATTAATTAGATCAAGATCTCCTTGATTAAGACCTCTTCTTACACCTTCTCTATTTAATTTATTTATTGCCTCTGCAAACAAACCTGCAACTTGTCTTTGCGCTCTTTTTCGTTCACGAGTAAGACCTGGTATGTTTGATTTTGTTTTAGGCGCTTCTAATCTTGTAGGTAGAATACCCATCCGATCTGTTAATCTTGACCAACCTACGATATACGTGTCATCTTCACTTGGTATTTGAAACTCATGTCTTGGCACAGACTCACCACCAAACATACCACTTGGATAAGTTCCTGGATCGCCAGGTAAATCTTTTTTGTTAATATACAGAACTCTTTCTCTTTGTGATCCACTAATAAAACCATCCTCTGCATAACCAGAG